TAAAACTTTCAAGAAAGATCAAGGGTATGTAGTGATAGTCAGGATCGGACGGACTGCTGTTGTCCAGGATGGCAAATCTCATGTCATCCACTTCTTCAGGCAGATGATCAAGATCGAATGATTGGTTTTGGTCTAGTGTTAATATTTTCATATGTTCAGTATAGCACATGTTGCGAGTCAGCACGACCTTTTATTTCCACTCCAATTTCTCCTGTGTGAAATTGTACTTGGCCTCTTTATAAAACTGTTTGCGTTTGGTCAAGTGTCGCTTGGCAAACTTGCAGGTGCTGGTTATGTCCCAGATTTCAACATGATCCTTGTCTTCGGCTTTCCTGATGCCACGACCAATGCTCTGGATCACCCGCACAAAGCTCTTGCCAGGCTCGACCAAGACCAGATTAAAGATCCTGGGTATGTTGATACCTACGGCTGCAACACCGTATGTGGCCACGATAATCTTGCCGGTGGCATCGGCCACTTCGTCGTATTCGTCCTGTCGGGCCTGGGCCTTGGTCGCACCCGATACCATGACAGCCCCGTTGCCCAAACGTTCTAAAAGTCCTTGTCCGGCTGCGATCCGGTCCACCAGAACCAGGGTATTGCCGGTTTCATTTACCTGACGTATCAAACTGGCCATGGCATCTAGACGTCCAGATTCTTCTAGCAAAAATTTCAGTTCGCTTTGATAGTTGGCAAACTCGGCATGGTCCACCAGTTGTACTATGTTCACATGACACTGGGCCAGCACACCACGGTCTTGCAATTCGCTGGCGGTAAGCTGATTGATCACTGGTCCTAGACTACACTTCAAGGCCTGCGACTCGAATGGTTCTTTGGGAATAGTTCCTGTTAATCCCCAACGGATGGGAATACGACTCATTACGCCGGTCAGGAGTGTTTTGAGTGCATCGGCCTTGGCCATGTGGCAATTTGATACCACTGCACCATCCACAATGTAATTGTGATCGTTTTCTATGTGCAAATTAAACACTTCGAGTGGTTTGAGGATTTCAGTTCTTTTTATTAGTTTCATATAGTTCTTTTATTTTTCGTGCAGTACTATCATCAAATTTTGTATAATCTATATTGTTATTTTGTAATTGAAACCATTCTTTGTCTGCTATTATCAACGCATATTTGTTTAATTCTGCCCAGGCGGTCAATGCAGTTAGTTTGGCTTGAAATTTTTCTCCAGTACATAGCTCTCGAGGTTTAACTTCTATAACTTGCCGGTTGATATAATCTACGAAATCAACAATATAAATTTTTGTTGTATTGTTAATATTATATTTGATTCTTAGTTTTTCGTATTCGGCATCTTTATTAAAATATTGATATAATGCCTCCCAACTAGACCGGTATGATTTACCAGCAAATGTTGATTCCCAATGTGTATTTCTGTTATTACTGTTTGGGGTAAATTCACCCGACAATATTTTTTGTTTCATTATTTCAGACTTTGTTTTTTTGTCCAAGTCTGACAACCTAACCCCGTACATTCCATTGTTGCTCCCAGAATTTTTTACACTAATTTTATCTTTAACTATTTGTGTTCGGGCTCCGCGGGTACCTATGTTCTGTCCTCTAGTTCCGGCATTCCAGGGAATGCCGGTATTAAGATTTTTTTTGATAGTATTACCGTGTTTTTTCTGGACTGCGGTACCACCGATTGCAGATAACTTGGATTTAATTTCAGGTTCTGTTATCTCACCGCTTATCAATCTGTCCATGCAACGACACCATAGATCAGTTTTTGTATTCATGATTCGTTTTATAAATCTTGCCCTGTCGGAATTTGTTAATATTTTACCGGTTGATAACATAATATTCTTACCCGACCACTCAACTACTCTGGTGTGTTGGCTATATTCTGTTAATCTGTTATTAATAATTTTCATCATCTGATCTGCTGTTTTCTTCATAAATACCTCTGCTTTAGTTATATGTATTTATGTTTTATTAATAATTTCGTGCTCTTCTGTCAGTGCATCTGCCCGGACCCAGCCTCGATCAGTAAGAAACTTATGATTACCTGTGACTTGTATTTGGTTGCCATTATCAAATTCTAATTCAAACATAGTTTCGCTAGCAGAATTTGTCAGGTTCTTATGCTGTTTAACTACAGTATCTACTTTAAACTCTTTGGTAGTCTCAGAATAGTTAATAACTTTATCGCCCGATTTAATATCTTTGATCTGCCTATATCCATCCGGAGTCAGCACTTTACTATCTCCAGCAAAACATTCGTCTACAATCACACACACCACATCTTCCAGGAACTCGCCAATGGTGCAATCACCCACACCTGACTTGGTATTCTTTAACAACACATTGAGGCTTTGCCAGGTACAGATAGTGTGTTGCCGACCCCATTCTTTTCTGTCGCCAAAGTACACACCCACATCCTGTTGCATGTTGATGTAGTCTCGTTCGGTCTGTGTGACCAAGCTCTTGTTGGGCACAATAACTATGGTACGCCCTAGTGGTGCCACTGCGTTTGATAGTGCAGCAGTTATCACGGTCTTGCCGGCACCGGTAGCTATCTCCTGTATGCATTGTGGATTGATCAAAAAATCGTTGATTATGCTGACCTGATAATCCCGTAACTGCATGGGTTCACCTTCTGAAGGATGTCCCTTGGGCCAAGCTATGTGTGCAAAACTGTTTTCGTGTACTTGCGCAAATTCAAAAGTGGTTGAGTATTCGCGTTGGTCATCCAGCTCGATATCGTAATTGAACTGCTCGAGTATGGGCACGATCTCGGGTAAAAGATTCACATAGCTACTACCTCCTAACTGGAAGTAGCTGGTCTTGCCGTTCCAACGGCCCAGTCTAACTGCTGGCAAGTATCTGGCACCAGGCACATCATATTCAAAAGCTCGGACCAAGGCCCGTCTTGCGTCTAACTCAAGTCCTTCAATTTTGATATTGACTTCGTCACGCACTATTATTTTGGCTGTTCGCATAGATTTAGTATAACACACTTATAGTGACAAAATCAAAAAAACAGGCCCCGAAAGGCCTGTATAAAGTGAGTAGTATTACTACTCAGGAGCTATCTTTACTTAATCGGTTTGGCCAGCATCAACTATTTTTCATACATGTGCTGACTGCTAGTGCTTTCCAGTTGGTTGCCGAGATCTTGGTCAAATCTGCAATCTTGAGTGCCATGCGTAAACTGAGCTCTCGCAAACGATCCTTGTTGGCATCCATGTAGTCCAGGATCTCTTCGCCCTGTTCTGGGCTAAAATCGTAGTCCTGGAACAGGTCACCTTTGCGGAAGATCTGTTTGATACGCAAGAACTTGTCGCGTTGTGTGTTCAGGGTCAAGTCCAAGAAGTGACAACGACTTTGCAGGGCTTCCAGGTGATCTTGCAGTTTCTTGCTTTTCAAATTCTGGAACTGCAGGTTGGTGATAAAGATACAGGCACCTTTGAAGTCAAAATTGTTGGGAACACCTTCACGGGTTAACATGGAACTGTCCGAATTCCAGTAGATCCTGCGTTTCTTGCCTGAATCCAGAGCTGCTTTGAGAATGTTCAGGCTCAAGTCATCTTGGAATACTGAGTCGCAGTCGTCAAACACCAACACGTTGCATGGATCAGAATTCTTGTACAAGGTACAGTACAAACCAATCGGTGTCATGGCACCCTTGATGATTTCGTACTTGATCCTGCGTCCAGCCAACTTGTCAAACAGGCCCGACTGTTCCAGCTGTTTTTCCACACCATAACTCTTGCCCACACCAGGAGGGCCAACCACAATCATGGCTCGCACATCGCCGGCGATAGCAGCCTTGGTCATTTGGTCCAAGATATCAAATCGTTCGCCGATACGGCTCATGACTGCTTCGTCAGTTTCTTGTACGGCAACTGCCTTCACAGACGGTTGAGCTGTAACTGCATCACCGCCCACAAATTCCACATCTTCGATGCCATCCACTTTGATACGCACCACGTCAAACTCGGGTCCAAAATAACCCTCGCTGTCCACAGTGACAAAACTGCCTCTGGCGCCCATTTGCAGGCCTTTTACCAGGGTAAATGCTACATCTCTTACAGGTTGATTACGGTATATTCCGTTTATAATTTTTACTTTGGTCATGTGTTGCGCTCCTTGTTTTGTCACTGTACTAATATTATAGCAAATGGCTCATTTTGGGTCAACCGCGGATTCTGTCCAGTATCGACTGTTGTAATTCAGCAACACGATCGCGTTCCACATAGAAATCTGTGCGTGGATCCCAATATTCACCGGCCTTGTTGTCATAATACAACACCTGACCATTGGGGTAATGGAACGGGCCTTCTAGGCCTTTTCTTGGACCAAAACTGGTATCGTGTGCAAAAACAGTATAAGCCATATTGCTCCTAATTTGTTACTATACATACATTATAACCGATCTTGACATTTTGGTCAACCATGAAAAACCCTGCATCTAGCAGGGTCTATTTTAGAGCTTGTCTTTCTATGTCTGCTTCGTCGCAGGCGTCGCCGTACTGTATCTCCATCACATGACAGGGCTCGTTGTATGGGTTGGTCAGCTGATGCCAGGCCTCAACCGGAATGGCCATGATTTCGTGCTGTATCAACGGTACCGATTCTGATTCCAGGTTGACCACACAGGCTCCAGACTGTATGACCCAGAATTCGTTGCGTTTGAAATGCCGTTGCATGCTGAGACTTTTTCCTGGCTCTACGACCAATTCTTTGACTTTCATGTTGGGGGTCTCGTCGATCACTCGATAGTATCCCCAGATTCTTTCTGTTTTCATGTTATTGATGTCCCATGTATTGTAAACCTTTGTCCAACCAGGCCACTACCAGATCCTGCTGTCTCAAATACCCGTGTGCTTGCACGCTACGAGCAGCACTTTCGGGTATCAACCCCTGTTCGGCCAATTGATACCAAGTGGTAGTTCTCGGATCTTGCGGCCCAATTTCGCTTTTATATACCACAGCATGTATCCAGGGATCATTTATCTGTTTGGAGAAAAATCCAGCACGACAATCCCATCCGCATACAGCCAACTGATGTATGAGACTGACCATGGTATAGTGGTGATAACAGCCCGAGACCTGTGTGAAATCCTGTTGCCCTCGACGCATGTTGGTGGTTTGTGGTATTCCTATATACAGCATGCCACCGTCGCTGGTGATGTTCCACCACTGTGACAAGGTGCGCAACGGATCAATTGCATACTGGAATGCGTCATGACACCAGACCACATCATAGGTACGAGACTGACCGATCAAGTCAATGCCCTGTTGTTCAAAATCAGTTTTTTGATAAGCCAAGTTGGCGTATCTGTTGCCAATACCTGGGTCATCGTCTAGGTCCACACCCACGCATTGGATATTCAACGGTTCGGGATTCTCGTCTCGGGTGGTAGCAGTGGCCCACCAATCGAGATCTAGGCCACGACCACAGCCCATATCGATCAAGGTGCCGATGCTGCTCATGAAATCATCGTACTCGTACAGCTGGTCAATCACATAACGACTGTGAGCATGGCTCTGTTGTGTGTTGGTAAATGTCATACCTGTATGTCCTCCATGCCGGCTGCTCGCAATCGAACCACATGCCCCAGCATGAAATTCTTGCTTTCAAATGCTTTAATTATGCCTAAAAATTTGTTACGCAACAATGCCACTTCGTTGATCAAGGTTTCAAAATCAATAACTTCATCTTCTCCGTCCACGTATTTTTCAGCATCTCGACTGGTCAAGGCCCTGGCATAGCCTTCTAGATATTTCTGGAAATGCTTGCGACGGATTTTCCTCAGCTGTATGTTGAGAAAGTTGAGTACAGCTTCGATTTCTTGTAGCTGATTGAATCTATGCTCGGTGATGCCAGGTAAGGTGGTTATGTTTTTTTCAATCAGACCGCCTACTCGACATTCCAATTTGGCTTCCAACAGTTGTTGTTCGTAATAGCTGACAAAATCAGGAATATTGCCAATGTCGCTGGTTATTTTGCTATACCACATGATTTCCTTTTATTCTAGCCATTGTAACATGCTGTTTGGAAAAATGCCAAGACTCAATTCACGTCTGCGAGCAAACTCTTTGACAAAGGTCGAAAACTGTTGACGTTGTTGTTCAGTGGGCAATATTTGTAAATTTTGTATGATGGATTCTCGTATTGTAATAGTGCTGGATTCAAATTGAGCTATCAGTCGATCTTTACTGTCGGGATCTAGCACCCCCAATTTTAAAAAATCTGGGTCGTTGCACATCGAATAAATTATATTTTCGTCGCCGTAACGATCAACAAAATCGATCAAACCAAAGATGGTCACGTTGCTGACCACCGAGCTAAATCCGATATCAAATCCTCTATTGCGCAACAGTTCAAGATTTTTACAAAAATTATCATAGCTGTTGCCGTGTCTATTGAATTCGTAGTATCTGTCGATATTTTCTGCGCTGACAATCATTTTTAAATTTTTGATATGGTCGATTTTATCCAGTTGATTTTTCAATCTGTCATGACCAACTCCTAGCCCTGTAAAAATCTCTATGTGTTTTACCGGACCCAGATTGTTTAAAAGCTGTGGTAATTTGTTAAACAGAAAGGGTTCTCCGCCAGAAACAACAACTTTATCCAGCCGATCAAACGATCCAATTTCTTTTGTCAACGTGTTAAAACCATCTGATTCCAGATGCTCGTTTTGACTGATATTTGACAAGATTTGATCTGCTCTGGTCAAATTAAATTTTGGTAAGTCAAGGTAGGCACCATTGGTTTTGATATCTCTCAACCATGCACTGCTGTACTGTTTGTCGCAATAAGAACAGGTCAGATTACAACTGGATCCTAACACAATGTTCAATACTTCGGGCCGAGAGTTTATGTCGGTATGAGTTTTGATCTGGCCGTTATACATCATGCGGCGACTTACTAAGTTGTTTTGTTCAGGATTCCAACAGTTTGTTTTGCAACTGTCAACCGCAATGTTAGCCAACATGTCCTGACGTTCCTGCTGAAGCTGAGGAGTATTAAAAAGTTTTCCAGGATTTTTTTTGATCCACTGTATATCTATTTTTGAAGGAGTAGCCGAGCAACACGAGTATGCCGACCTTCTCTCAAGATCAACTGATAAAAAATAAAATTTTTGATTGCAATAAAAATCAGTAATCATCGTCGTCGGTGTCATCGGCATAGTCTTCTTCATCCTCATCCTCATCATGATTCTGTAGATAGGTGGTCAAGGCACGCCTGACTTCACTGTCGGTTTTGAACGCAGATTTGATTTCGTCAGCATCGATGTTGTTGTCGATCAGTACCGACACCATGCATTCGGCTGCGTCGTCTCGATCGGTTGTGTTTACATAACGCCGGAGCTCGCTCCAGATTTCGCTTACCAGTTCCAATGTCATTGTTATTCCTCCGTGGCTGTATCTTCAGTACTTACCGTTTCTCGCTGATTGACAAAATCAGCCATGACCCGGTCCAAGCATCCGTCTTCGTTTGATTCCCAGGCCTTGCGGAACTGTTTGATAATTTCACCATCACTGGTCACAAACATTAGTCTATTCCCGTCTTTTTTCAACAGTCCTTTTTTCTCAGCCAAATCGGTCAGTCCCGAGTAGGGATTCATACCTGTTTCGTAAGGAATCTTGACCTGCATGCCTTCAAATGGCTTGGCATAGCGAGTTTTCATGACCTTGCAACCAGCACGGATACCCATGACTTCGCTGATCTTGTTGCCATCCTCGTCTTCTTTCAGCTTCATCTTCTTCATGGCTACCACGATACTGGAGGCGTAGATAAATCCTTGTCCGCCTGAAATCTTGTCATCTGGATCAAACATGTCTTGGCTGGCATAGGTATGATTGGTTGCAACCAGGCCCACGTTGAAACTGCCAAACATGTTGACCGAGTTACGCACCAATGCTGTCAGTGCCTTGGGTTTACGACCCATGTCACCTTTCATGTCACCTGCTTCAAACTGATTGACATCAGTGGGAGTAAGCAACATGCCCAAGCTGTCAATCACAAACAGCACCTTGGGACGCTCGCCATCGGGCAAGGCCTTGTAATCGATCATGAATGTGCTGATTGTTTTGGCCACATCATCGATCATGGCCATGTTGAGTTTGAGCAACTTGCTTTCATCTGTGCTTACACCTAGATCATGCAACCACTTTTCATCCAGCGCATTTTCTGTGTCAATCAAGATCACAAAAATGCCTTGTTGTTGTGCGTTTTTTACAATGTTACCAGAGCAGATGTAACTTTTACCTGCTCCGGATTCGCCAGCAAATACCGTGACCTTGCCCAACGGAATACCCTTGTTGAAATCTCCTGAAATAAGATAGTTCAAGGCAAAGTTGCCGGTTGAAATCCAATCAGTAGGATCGTTAAATCCAATACTGAGTCCGTCAATACTCTTGGTAATGTCCTTGCGGAATTTTGATATGTCAAATGGTTTATTGGCCATGTTTATGCTCCTTGTGTCAGACCCAGGGACAGTCCCTGGGTGTGTTTGTTACTGATAGTTGATTACTGCTTTTGACGTGCGCGGATCATGGCCAAGATGTCCTGTGTGTTGCCTGCGGCCGGTTTGGCTTGTACTGGCGCTGCGGTTGCAACAGGTTCGTCATCAAAGTCATTGACAGTTGGAGCCGCTACTGACTTGACTGCTGGCGCATCTTCGTCTAGATCGACCATGGCTGGAGTTGAGCCGGTGCCAGCAGGAGCCGTTACACCGGCTGGTCTGTAGTAGGCACCCCAACGTTCAGTATCATAGCTCTGTCCGTCTACACTGGCTTCGAACATTTCTTTGATGATCTTGAGCTCCACGTCAGTTGGACGCTTGGGCATGAATGTGCTGAGATCAAACAGGCCATGTTCGGCGATAGCTGTTTGTTCTTCTTCAGTCAAGGCTGATTCTTTACGACTCCACTTTGAAGTGTTGTAGTCAGCATATCCACCCTTGCTGGTCTTGGCGATGGTAAAGTCTAGACCACGCATGATGTCAGTGGGCAACTCTTCCAGTTCGGGATCCATCAAGGCACCCTTGATCAGGGTAAAGATCTGTGGACCTATGATAAATCTGCGGATGGGGTTGGCCGGAGTCTTGTCGTCAGCAATGGGATTCTTTCGCACAAATCCTTGGAAAATGTAACTGCGTTTCTTCCAGTACTTGCGACCCATTTCTTCCAGGCTCTTGTCTTTGAACCAGGTACGCACTTCAGCCAGCACAGGACATGGATCACCCCACATCTCTACGCATGGCACTTGTACATACACCTGTTTTGAATCCATGTCTCCTTTGATGCCGTTGAATGGCAAACGAAGTAATTGTCGTTCGGCCCAAAAGAATGTGTTTTTGGTATTTGCGTCGGGTAAGAATCGCAAGGTGGCGCTTTCACCTTCTGACATATTCCAGTGTGGATAAATTGCTCCATCTCCACCACTGCTACCACCTGTACCCTGTTTGTTTTCTGATGCTGCTAGTCTCGCTCTAATTTCGCTAAGTGACGCCATTTTGTGTTGCCTTTCTAAGTTGATTTAAAATGTTGATTTAAGATTGCCTTAAATGTTGCCTTACAGCTGATTATACACTCTGCTGTCAGTGTTTGCTACATCTTTGGTTAAGTTGCTTGAGTTAGTTTGGTAGATCAGTTTTGAGCGCATGTTGTATTATAGCATGCGCTTCAGCCTGTCACAATGATATTTATGCCTGTCGCATGCCGGCCAGCTCTTTCAGTCTGTCCAAAAAGCCGACGTCACGGCCCACTTCCTTCATCTTGCCCGAATGTCCATATATGCCAGCCAACGGACTGCGTTCTTCTTCCATGGCTGCCGGAGTTGGGTTGAGACCAAATCCTTCTTCGTCAAGGTCGTCATCTGAATCGGTCATGGCATCTTGTGCCATGCTACCAACACGGCTGGCCAGTGGTCCCAGTTCAGGAGCTAGTACTGCACCTGCTACAGCTCCAACTGCGCCTTCTTCCATACCGGGCATGGATTCAGCACCCCAACATTCTTCAATTCCGTGTACCGGGCAATGATGACCATGATCGCTCATGTTGCAGACGGCATCGTCAGCCAACAACGCATTGGCCATGCCGCCATCTACCGAATGTGGATCACGTTCTTCTTGGAAATCTGGATTGGGTGGCATGCCTGCTTGGTCACGAGCTGCGTTATTACGCAATTTGAATTTTTCAAACGGATCAAGATCGGTTGGTTGTAACCCTAAGTCTTGAGTGATTCGATCTGCGATCCAATCGTGCGGATCGCCCGAGCGAGCTTTTTGTACACCGTATGGCATGTCATCTTGGTAATAATCGTATAGTGCGTCAAACAAATCATCACTGAGATTGCCTGTGGCTTCAAAATCTCGGATGTCACGTTTGAATTTATCAGCAATATGATCCAGTGTGCTGCCGGTGCTATCACGTAACACATTTTCATTCAAGCCAGCGGCTCTGCGTAAAGATTGGATTGCATCTTCCGCCACACCTTGATCGTGATATGCCATAGCCAGTTCTCTCTCACGGATCTGTCTTTCCAAATCTCGTATTTGACGAGCAACACCGGGTTTCTTGGTCAACAACGGTTTCAGTGTTTCAATCTTATTCTTAAGCCATTCAATTTCGTGATGTGCTTGACTGGCTGAACCACCAAACCCACCTCGTGTAGTTGAGCCTTCCGCCACACCTTGTTTTAGACAATGTTTTAGTTCTGCTACTGCTTCTTCGTATGAATCATACCCAGACAAATCTTTACCACTAGCATAATGCTTCATGTAATACTGACCAACACCTGGGCTCGAT